CAGCCGGGGATTCGTCAGGGTCTTTCCTCTTTGAACCAACGAGTCGGAACTATCGAGAGCAAGGCACACTTACCTTCGGACTGCCCGGCAAACCAGTTTGTTCTCACGCTCAAGGCAGGGACGGACGGCGCGCTCATGGCGGGCAAGGTGGCAGTCGGCTTGACGCGAACGGTCTGGGCCATGATTATCGGGGTTGCCGTTGGAATACCGGCGATCATCGCGGCGGTCAGTATGATTTTGTCTCACTGGAAATGAAATGACGCAAGTTGCTACACAACCCGTTGTGAAGCTGACGCCGGACGACCTGGCGAGGGTCAACCCCGCGTACTGGGCGACCCGGCTGGTCCCTATCGTGCTGCCCGAAGGATGCTACACATTCGCAGAGGGCCGAGACTATCAGAGGGAATTGCTGGAGAATCCAACACGCCACCGCCGGCGGGCCGTCAAGAAGGGCACGCAAGGCGGCATTACGCAGGTGATGATCCTGTACATGACGCACGGGCTGATCCACGGTCGATACCGGCGGGGGGGCCTGTACCTGTTCCCCACCGAGGATGACGTGGGCGATTTCGGAAAGACGCGGTGGAACCCACTGATCCTGGCCAACCCGATCACCATCGGCAAGTACGTCAAGACGGGCGGCAAGGGCGTCAATACCACCTACGTCAAGAACGTGGGCGCATCCCACCTGTACCTCCGCGGGGCGAGGCTCTCGCAGTCGATGGACTCCGGCATGGACGAACGGCAGTCGGTGAAGCTGGCGAACATCCCCGTTGACTGCGTGTTCTTTGACGAGGCCGACTTCATGGACGAGAAGGTGTTCGCCAAGGCCCGCGAACGCATGGGTGACAGCCGAGTCAAGGAAGAGTTCTACGCGGGCAACCCCTCAATCCCCGGCCTTGGCATCGACCGGATATTCAACGAGGGCGATCAACGCTACTGGCATCGCCGCTGCGGGTGCGGCCAGTGGGTGTCCGCTGACTTGACGTTCCCCGATTGCGTAAAGGTCGGCAAGGATGGCCGTGGCTTCATCGGGTGCTCGAAGTGCGGAAGCGATGTCGGCCCGCTGTCCGGGCGAAAGGGCGAGTGGATACCCAAGGTTCCGAGTCTGTCCTCGAACCTTCTGAGCTACCACGTCAGTCACTTGATGTCGGCCCGGAACGACCCGAAAGACATTCTGAACGCGGTGAACGACCCGCCGGAAAACAACCTGTCCGACGTGCTGCGGCTCAAGCTGGGCAATGCCCACGTCGCCGAAACGGACTGCCTGCGGACCCCGGTGATCTACGAGTGTTGCTCGTGCGACCCGATGGCCATGCGGCACAGCGGCCCCTGCGCCATGGGCGTGGACCGCGCGGGCACGGTCAAGAACTTCCTGCACGTCGTCATCGGGTGCAGGACCGGCAAGGACCGATACGTCATCGTTCGAGTCGCCCGCGTGAACACGCTCAACGAGGTCCACGACCTGTCGAGGCAGTACAACGTGAGGTCGGAAGTGCTGGACCTGAACCCCAACCCCGACGATTCCAGATCCTACCAAAAGACGGAGGGCGGTCGGAAGATTCGACTGGCCGTGTACCTGGAGAACTCGGCGCTGGACGTGGACTATTCCGATTCGACCGGGTTGGTGAAGGCGAACCGGACGGAGATATTCGACCGGACCCACAAGTTCTTTTCGCAGAAGATGGTCACTCTTCCCCGGCGATGCGCGGAGGTGGAGGAGTTCGCGGAGCAATGCTGCAACACGGCGAAGATTCTTGAAACCAACAAGCGGACGGGCGGCGGCGTGTACCGCTACATCAAGAAGGGCGCGGAGCATTACAGAAACGCCTTGAATTATTTCGCTATGGCCGCCGACTCGACGCAGATTGCGAAGGTGTCCAATGGAACGGACCCGAACGTCGAAGAGTACGCCATAGCCAACCAACAGGAATGGGCAGAATGAAAGACGCGGCGACAGTGACGATGGAACAGTTGAACGTGGAGTTCTACCAACCGGACGAAATGTTCAAGTCGGTTCGCAAGGAGTCTTGCGGCGATTGCGGGCGGTATGGCCGGTGCAAGATCACGCATGACGTTCATCCGTGGTACATGGCCTGTTTGCAGAATTTTGTTGGAAGGAACCGAGATCATGGGTAAACCTTCGATACCGAAAATGCCGCCAGTTCCGGCCCCGGCCCCCACGCCGCAGACGGGCACGGGCGCGTCGGACGCCGTGGCGAGAGCGGCGCAGCAGCGGAGCGGCATTCAAAAGACCCTGCTCCCCGGCGGCATGTTGGAACAGTTGAGCAGCGGTAGAAAGAAGCTGCTCGGAGGCTGACATGCCCTGCCCGATAGACTTTGAGGACATGATCGAACAAGACTTGAGCGACGTGTATCAGGAAGAAGGCGACGAAAACGATGCGCTTCCGGTTAATTAGCAAGTCAGGTGACGGTGTTGGCTTGGCGCATAGGTTGGCGCTGGAGAAACACTCCGTTGACTTCTACTTGAAAGACCCGAAGGGCAAGAACCTGTACTCTGGCATTCTTCCCCGCGTGGACGATTGGAAGAAGGGGCTGTCCAAAGACACCGTGCTGGTGTTCGACATGAGTGGCATGGGCGCGGAGGCCGACAAGATGCGCGCCGCTGGATACCCGGTTGTTGGCGCGTCCAATCTGGCCGATGAGTTGGAACTGGACCGGACATTCGGGCTGGAAGTGGCCGACAACCACGGAATCGAAACCCCGGAATGGGAAGAGTTCGCCGACTTCGATTCTGCAATCGAGTACCTTCAGGCCCAGGAAGATGCGTTCGTGTTCAAGCCCAATGACAACCGGGAAGGCGTCCGCACGTTCGTATCGCAATCCCCGGAACAGATGATCGCCATGTTGGAACATTACAAGGAGCTTGGTGGTGGCGGCAAGTTTACGTTTGTCCTTCAAAAGATCGTGCAGGGAGTCGAAATCAGTAGCGAGGTTTGGTGTGTCGATGGGAACATTATCCCAAATTCGTACAACAACACGCTGGAGCAGAAACGGTTTCTTAATGACGATCTCGGCCCCAACACGGGGTGTATGGGTTCAACTGTAAAGTTCAACCTGTGCCCCAAGTTGTACGACGAAACCTTTGCCAAGTTGAAACCTTGGCTGAAAGCGCAGAGGTTCAATGGCCCACTCGACATTAACTGCATCGTGGACAATGAGGGTGTACCCTTCATGCTGGAATGGACCCCTCGATTCGGATACTCCGCCATCTACGCCATGCTCGAAGGGCTGGAAATGCCTGTGGGCGAATTCCTGTCTGCGGTCGTGGGACTGGCCGACACACCTGAACTCCACCCGCTTGATGAGTGGTGTGGGAGCCTGCGTCTGACGATGCCGCCCTACCCGCACGTCGAGGACGCGCCCGAGGCGGAAGGGTTGCCGATCATCGGCCTGGACCTCATCAATCGGCACGTCTGGCCGCTGGACATCATGGTCCGCGACGGCAAGACGCTTTGCAGCGGCTTCGATTCCATAGTGGCCGAAATCAGCGGGCATGAGGAGAGCCTTGCGAACCTGTGGTACACGCTGATCGAAGACGCCAAGGAAATCCAAGTGCCAGAGCTTCAGTATAGGACCGACATTTTCCAAGACGTGTCCCGGCGCGTCAGTCAACTTGTGGACCTTGGCTACGCGGATAGCGCGGAGTTGCTTGAGGAGTACGCGAATGAGTGACAAGGCTTCCGAAATCATCGCGCTCCGCGACCGAGAGCGGGACAAACAACAGGGTTATTGGTGGAGTCTGTACCAGGACGCCGCCGACCTGGTGTATCCGCGCGAAGATCAAATCAACACGAAGAATACCCCCGGCGAGGACAAGTCAGTCAGGCGGCTGGACAGCACGGCGGTCGAATCGTCGAAGCGCATGGCGTCCGGGCTGGCGACAAGTTTGAACGTCACCACGGGCAGCCGGTTCTTTGGAATCAAGGCGGTCAATCCGGCGCTGGCCCGCAATGACGCCGTTCGCCGTTGGTGCTGGACGGCCACAGGCATTGTGCTGGACGCCTTGTACGGTTCCAACATCATCATGCACATGGTCCAGTCCTTCCGTTCGCTGGTGACGTTTGGGACAAACTGCCTGTTCTCCGAATGGGACGCGCAGCACGGCCAGTTGAACTTCAAGGACCATGCGATTTCGACGTACACGATCAAGGAAAACAACCACGGCGATGTCGATACCGTGATCCTGTCATTCAAGATGACGGCGCGGCAGGCTGTTGCGGAATATGGCGAGGAGAACCTCGGCAAAGAGATCATCGCCGCCGCCGCCGATCTTGAGAAGGAATCCAAGAAGTTCGATTTTATCTGGATTGTGCGGCCCCGCACGGAACTCAATATCCTTCTGTCCGACGACATGAACATGCCGTTCGAGTCCGTGGTGGTCGAGGTCAAGGGCCGAAAGACAGTCTACGAAACCGGGTACATGGAGTTGCCGTTCCACGTCGCCCGATGGGAGAAGGGCGCGACGGAGAAGTATGGGCGCGGCCCCGGCACTGACTACATCGCCGACATTCGGCAGCTTCAAAAGCTCGTTGCCGACTTCATGGACATCTGCAATAAAAAGAGTCTGCCGCCGTTGGAGGTTTTGTCTAGCTTTGAAGGCCGGGTGAACCTGAACCCCAAGGCGATTAACCGCGTTCAGCAGATGGACAGCATTCGTCCGATCAACCAGGGCGCGACCGGGGAATTGCAGGCCGTATGGCAGGCGATTACCGAGATGCGGCAGAGGATCAAGGATTACTTCTATGAGAGCGTGTTCACGCCCATTGGGAGTTTGCAGGACAAGTCGCACCGCACCGCAGCGGAGATTGAGCAGAGGCGGCAGGAGGGTTTGCGATTGCTGGCCGCGCCGGTGATGAACGTGCAGAGTGAACTTTTGACGCCGCTGATTATGCGATGCTTCATGCTGTTGCTTCGCAACGGCAGGATTCCCATGCCGCCACAGCAATTGATGAAGGTTACGGGACGAAGCAAGACGGCAATCCAGATGGACATCGACCCGGAGCAGCTTGGCCTTGAGTACATCGGGCCGATGGCGCTCGCCTTGTCGAACCAGGAGGCGCAGGGTTCGCAGGCGTTGGTTGCCAAGGTAATGCAAATCGACTCCGCGAACCCGGAAATCCACGCTTCGGACTATGTGAACTGGGGTTCGGCGATTCCCCGGTGGGCGCAGGCCGATGGCGTCAACGTGGAGGACTTGGCATCGGATGATCAGGTCCAGGCCAAGCAACAGGCCCGCGCCAAGCAGCAGCAAGCGATGATGGCGATGCAGGCGGCGCAGGCGGCTGGTAACGCGAACAAGGGATTGAGCAAGAAGCCGGAAGCGGGTAGTCCCGCCGAGGCGTTGATGGGAGCGCAGGCATGACGACGCAGGAACAAGAGGCCAAGCGAAAGCAACTGCTGTCCGATTACCGTCAGACATTCGGGACGGAACAAGGGCAGCGTGTGATTGCCCATTTGCGGGCGTTGACGCACCTGGGCGATTCGCACCCCCTTGGAGTCCTGGGCATCACGGACAGGCAGTTGGTGATTCTTGAAGCGAAACGCGAACTTCTTTCGGACATTATCAAGACGGTCGAGGCGAACCCCGACGAACCGAAAGATGAAGAAGCGATAACCGAGAAGGAAGAATAGCAATGGCAGAAGAGACGACCGCAACCGCCACTACCACGGCGGCGACGACTGCGACCTCAACAGAGGCGACAACGCAGACAGCAACGGCGCAGACGACCGAATCGTCCATCCTCGATTTCATCGAGAAGGACGGCTCGCTCAAGGGCGACTGGTCAAAGAACCTTGTCCCGGAAGACTATCAAAATTTGGGCGAGTTCAAAACCATCAGCAACATCAAGGACGTGTTCCGCTCCGTTGGGACGCTCTCCCGCTTGAAGGGCAAGCAGGGAAAGGGCATCTTCCCGCCGGACGACAAGTCGTTGCCTACCGAGGTGGACGACTTTTACCGCGCTCTGGGCAGGCCCGATACCCCGGACGGATACCAGATCACGGCTCCCAAGGAACTGGAAAGCGTCATCGACAAGTCGATCACAACCGAACTGGCGACAGTCTGCCACGCCGCCGGGCTGTCCCCAAAGCAGGCCGCCGTGGTTGCCAACGCCTACTTCGCATCGACCCAGAAGGCCGTAGCCGACGCCAAGACGCAGCAGGAGGCTCGGTACGCCGCCGGGCTGGAAGAACTCACGAAGCGGTGGGGCGCTGCTAGACCCGAACGGACGCAGATCGTCCAGAACATACTCCGCGAATACATGCTGCCGTCCGACAAGGACGCCGTGGAACATGCGATCAACGAAAACCCGGCCATTGCCGATTTGCTTTCCAGCATCGGCAAGC